CTTGAGATATACTAGCTATCAAGTCTTGATACTCTTTAGTGCCTGCAAAACCAGGATCCATACTGGCTAAAGCTTCCACCTGTCTAAGTTGATCCTGCAATTCAGGAGCTAGGTCTTGAACCACTGGGGCATCAGACAAACTACTTACTGCACTTTCAACTTCTCTTTCAAAGTTGTCACTCATAATTAATTATTTTGCTTCAAAAATACAAATTTATTGTTTAAGTTCATTTTTAATAATGTCTCTTTCAGTTTTAGCTCCTTCTTTCAATGCTACTTTCTCCATTTCTTGATCATGTGAAAGTTCTTTCATAGCAACATCTTGTTCTACTTGAGCTTGTTGTGCTTGAGCCATCTGAGCCATCATATCTTGTTGTTGAGCTCTTCCTTGAATCATTCCTTCATTAGCGGTTTGATCAGCTTTTTGTTGAGCCATCAACTTATCTTTACTGTAGTTTCTTAATTCTTTAGCTACTAATTCAGGGCTAGCTCTATTGAATAGATTAGAGAATATTGTAGCATCAATTAATCCTGCTTGCAACAATGTAAATAACAATTGATTTGCAGCATTAACCCCTTGTTCTGGAGTTTCTGAACGCTTAAGAAATATTCTATAATCCTGTAGTAAATGATCTTCTGTTATGTTTATTCTAGTAAGCCCTTCATCTCCAACAATCATAGCTAATTTTCTAGGATTATCGTGATAGATAGCCTTACCTACTGTGGCAATATGTTGATATGCTTGTTTCAATATAGAAGTCAAGGCCCAATAGAATGGCTCCTGAACTAAAGAACCTCTTTGTATTTGAGCTTCGATTACACCAACTAATACATCGCTACCACCTTGTGTTCCTGTCATGGCTTCGTTAACACCTGTAACATCTTGAATAGATTGCTGAACAGATTGAATAACCTGGAACATTTGAAGGGTTCCTGAGCCTATGTTTGTACCATAAGTTCCAACGGCATTTTGTACTGAACCAACTCTATCTGTGTCTACGAATATAGGTTTAGAAGAGTTTATGTTTCTAACCATGTCAGCTTCTCCATCTCTATCGTCTACAGCAGACTTAGATATAACGGTTCCTGTTCCACGCATATTGGCCATTTGAGATTCAACAACAGATAATGTTCTGTTCAAGAATCTTTGTGGATCGATAACGTCATCAAGTGGAGTCAATACTTCTCCTCTATCGTAAACCCAAGTGTAACATTTATATGGGAATTTAACATTAGCAGGGTCATTTAATTCTTTCTCTTGATAAGGAACTACACCAAACTCAAGAATAATATCTCCATATCCAATTTCCTCTTGAGGAATAAGAATACAATAACGAAGTACATCTACATAAATAGTGTGCTTCTTTTTATCACCCATTTCATCCTTATGCTTTTGCGTTTGAGGCTCAATGAGATCTTTATCTGTATACTTAGAATTGGCATCATTAATCATTGTATAGTAAGGATATCCGTATTCGTCTACAACCCATCCATACTCTCTTCTCTCTACGTCTTTCCAATATGTTTCGTAAACTGGAACCTTTCCACCAGGTATAGTGTAGATTCCATTTACTATTTTATGCATAGAGTTCTGATTAGTTCTATTAGAATAATTCTCAATAGCTTCTCTTTCTTCTTTGTTTAAGTCTTGAAATCTTTCAAATATAGAAGGAGAATCCATATAGTACCATTCACCCATAAATTCAGCATCCGTTAAGTCAGGCTTTTTAGCAGACATATCCCACATGAAGAATAATGGATTGGTAGATTCTGCTACATAGTTCTCTCCTGCTTCATACCCTTTGTAGATTCCAATACCACAGATTGCAAGGTTTCTTGTTATTTGAACCTTTAACTCATCCATGTTTATTTCATTGGTAACGTACTCCAACAAATTGTTTATATCAGTTTCATAGTTATCAACAAAAGTATTTAAGAATAGCTCCTCAGTTTCAAATTCAGTATCTTCTAGCGGATTGTATTCTTTTAGAATGTCTTTAAAGAATGGCATACTCTCTGCCATCTTATGTATTGTTTTTAACTTTCTTAAATCTTCTTCTCTTTTGTTTATAACAAAGTCAGACACACAATTAGCTTTCGCATTGTATGCTAAACGAATAGCATTACCAACATATTGCTGCACCATTGGCTTGATTACGTTCTTTGTCCACTTTAGCCTGTTTCTTACGTCTCCAGACTCATCAAGGAAGAATGCTTCAATATCTTCATCAAATATCCATTGACCATCCTGACCTTTAAAGAATGACCAATTTATTAAGCACTTATTGATGTATCTTCTGTAGATGTAATTGCTCATTACTGATAAACAGTATTTCGCATATCTCTTGTGGTAATCTTTATCTTTCTTAGTCTTTCTCTCCACGGTCTTAGCACCATATGAAGATTCTAGGATTTTTACCATCTTTGGAAGCTCATCATAAACCTTCACAACCAAATCGGTATATTTCTTCTTATCATCTATATCCATAGTCTTTAATGAATTACTGTCCACAACAATCATATCATTAAGAACTTCAAACATATATTGACTCATCAACTTCGCTCTAAGCCTGTATTCAGGATTAAAGCTCTCCATCCTCCTAATGCCTTTAATAATATCTTCAGGTATATTACCATTTGACATTTCTTCAAGGTCTTTCCTTACATGGAAGTCTTTTCCGTATGTAAGTTCAAGAGCTTTTTGTACTCTTTCCTTTTTGTTGCTAAGCCTGTAAATTGGACTTGTTCTGTTTCCAATCAACCAGCAGAGTCTTATTTGCTTTGAGTTTAAATCTTTGAACTCTTCTAATTCAGCTAAATCAGGATACTCTAATTTAACGTCTTTATCTGTCTCTAGGCCAAAGATTATTACTTCTACTTCTTTTTCTGCCATAAAAATATAAAAAAATAGGGTAGGCAATTTTATACCTACCCTACAAAGATAATCAAATTTTGATTACACCTGCGGACATCCTAAGTAGTCAGCAGCAGTTCCTGCGTCATTAGAATCTGTGTAAACCAATACTCTAACAGGCTTAACAACTTGAAGACCATTCACGATATTGTGACGAATCAATTTTCTGTAAGTAATGATGAATCTGTTGTATTCACCAGTTGACAATACAGTTGTATTGTTTGGCACATACTGAAGAACTTCATTTGCAGAACCTACAGGAGAAACCCATGCAACTGAATCTGTAATAGCACAGTAAAGTAAGCAAATGTATCAGCATTGATACGAGCAACGAAAGCATCAAGTAACTCTTGAGTTGTTGCTGTAGCATCCAAAGAAACTGTATAAGTTCTTGGTTGATAAACAGCATTTGTCTCAGTACCACCTGTAAAGAAACTAACTGCATAAGGAGCAGAAATAGTCAATGTGTAAACACCATTGTTTACGATTGTAACAAGAGATAAGTCAACTTCAACAATATTTGCAGTACCTGCTGTATAAGCATCATACTTGAAGTTTAACCAATCTGTTGCCTTAAGGATTAAAGCGTCATTTCCAGCTTCATCCAAAACAGTCAATACACCATTAGCAAGCACGTTATCCGCACCATCTACGGGCGTGTTCAAAACTACGACAGCATCTACGTCTAGTTTTGGTAATTTAAATAAAACAGCCATTTTGTTGTTTTTTGTACACCGAACCAAGTTCTGTGTTGGTTAATAATTAAACACTGTGCTAAAACACAACGCAAATGTAATATTTTTTTTAAAATGTATTTTTTTAATGAAAATGTTTATCTTTGTCTTAGCAATTAGACTTCAGACAATGTTTTTTTTTTATGTTAACGATATAGAGCCCTCATCCTTTCTAATTGCTACGAGGGCTCTTTTTATTTTTTAACTATGGAATCATTTAAAGTTGTTTGCATAAACGACAAAGGAAGGCCAACAAACTATGTTGGAGAGTGGATACAGAAAGACTCTGTTTATACCGTAGTAGAAGTTAAGTTTTTAATAAATCAAAGAATGGCTGCTGGGTTTAGACTAGCAGAAGTAAATATGGGTGAAGACTCCCCTTATCAATTCTTTTTCTCTAATAGATTTCGGCCATACGATCAGACAGACTCTGAGACATGGACAGAAGAAGTATTAGAAGAGTTGTTTCCAGAGGAAACGTATGTAGACGCATTATGAGTCCTGAACTAATACTTGAATTAAACAAGTTTAACAGCATCATATTCAACGAGTTACCTCACACATATAGCTACAATGGTTTAGATTGTAGGTCAGTAACTACTATACTTGGTGACTACAAGAAAGATTTTGAAAAAGATAAGATAGCTTTTTTCTACGGAAAGAAGCACAAGATGTCTTCTGATGAAGTTATTGAGATGTGGGATTCTGAAAGAGACAGGGCTTCCAATGTGGGGTCTCATATTCATAAGTATATGGAATTATCTTGGAATGGAAAATTATACACAGAATCAGAAGATAATCTTCCTAGTTCTTTAGTGTCTATATGTAATCAATTTATAAATGAATCTAAGAATAAGTTAATACCTGTTCGTTCTGAGTTTATTGTTGGAGATTTCAATAAGAAAGTTTGTGGAATGATTGATCAGATATTCTATAATGTTAAAGCTGGAGAGTATCAGATTTGGGATTGGAAGACAAATAAAAAAATGAGACATTCTAGTGAATTTGGGAATAAAATGATAAATGGTTTGAGTCATTTAGATGAGTGTGAGATGAATACTTACTCCTTACAATTAGCCTTGTACAAAAAAATTATACAAGAGAACACGAATATTGTTCTTGGAGATTCATATATTTGTTGGATAAACGAAGCGGAGATGTTTCCTAGAGTGATAAAAACATTTGATTTCAAGGAAGAGGTGGATTTAATTTGGTCCAACTTGGCAGCATGAGTACTAAGTCATCGTACTCTAGCAATAAATTAAAGCAGGTTCTTGAAAATGGAACACAACACTTCATCGCTAAATCCTATGTGTCTACTAAGTTTGATTATGACAGGAGAATGCCTGAGTATTTTCTCTATTGGGTAAACTTAAATAAGGGTACATTTGAGTCTGATCCTAATTATCATAGGATGTCATGCAAACTTATGAGTCCTAAAGAAAAGAAATATTTTAAATCCATATTGGATGAGTACAAGGAAGCTGTAAACAATCGACATGGCGTTATATGGGAAAACAAAAAACTAGGATTTGACAAAACCCTAGTTGTTGTATCTCAATTAAGACTAGAGATATAAGCTTCTTGTCCAAAAAAATCACTAAAGGTTTCGTTTTTAACAGACCCTATAGATACTCTTTTCTTAACTACATCTATTGGTCTTCCGATTACTTCTCCTGGGTTTTTTACTGAGTCTTCCATGGTTATTAATTTGAATAGGTTATTACGTTAGCGGCCTCTGCTAAAAACTCAAGGTTAATAAAACAAACGCCTTGTACAGTTGTAGGCGCATTAAAAATAAAAGTAATAAAATAATCTTCATTAGACGCTATTGAGTTGTCCATTATAACAAAAGAAAATGTCAAGTTAGCTATATTACTTGTAGCAGAATTTTTAACCACTGAACTGTTGTACATTTTTGTAGAAACATTATCAAAGGTATTTACATTTCTAGCGTTTATGGTTGTAGAATCTGAGTAAAGAAGTAGTCCTTGGTCTCCAGATATAACGCCAGCAAAGTTTGTAAATGTTCCTGTGCCATCCATCTTAATAACTCCTTCTAGCTTATATCTTTTGTAAACCGTTCCATCTGAACTCGTTATCAGTCCTGGAAGCTCATATAGTGCGGACTGAACAGCAGGGTCTAGCGTTCCATCTGTTAGTGTTATGTCTTGACCTTTATTACTAATCAAGTAACTAATATCTTCAACGATGTTGTTTTCATTCTTGTTAGACAGGGCTCCTGTCTTTAGAAATGATTTTTGAATGTATGCCATAACTATTTTTTTACAAATATAATTGTTTTTAATTAAGAACTTTTAGAACCCTTCCTGTTCTCACATCTACTTTTGCTAGTTTCATTCTGAAGTTTGTCTCTTTTGATTGGACATACCTTGTAACGACATGGGTATTTTTGTCTTCTTCCTTGATATTTGTAGGCTCGTATCTAGCGTGTGCCTGTGCGTTTATATAAGCAAAGGTAGCTGCGAATATGGTATCATCATAATCATACCTGGTATCTGCTGCTTGGTATATAGTTTGTCTATGACTAGTAGCTGTCTTCAAATCTTTCTCTACGAATGTTTTTAACTGCTCCCATAGCCATGGAACATCCATTGAATGTCCGTAAGAGTCTAGCATTTCCTCTGTTTTTGCTATAATCCTTGGAGCCGTATTAGCTTTATTGGAAACTCCAAACCATTTACCTCCATGTGTTTGAAAATATTCAGGTAATTGGGCATTAGCGGTGAATTTGCTTTTAAATCCGTGTATTTCTTGGAAGTCAACGTGCATATCTCCGATGTTGTTCTCTACGAGTTCCTTTACCCCTCCTCTTTTTTGCTGATCATAGTATAGACTTTGAAGTAATACCTGCAGGTATGTGTATTTAAACTTCTTATCCCTATGGAATACTACAGAAGATATGCTATTTGTAAGGGAATCCCATATTACGCTACACATCATAGAGTGTCCTGTCTCTGAGTTGATGGGGTCAGTACCTTGATACCATCTATTTTTCCAACATTCTGCTTCAGGTGGATGGTGAACAATCATTGATGTGGTAGATATGTCTTCTCTTCCGCTAGTTCTCACCCATCTTGCACCTGTTATTCTGTATTCGGTAATTAAATCAGGAGTAGGTTGTGACATATCCATGATAGGATCAAAGAATCCATATTCTATTGGGGTATCTTTTCCGTATATTTCGGAAAGGCGTTGGTTACAGAGGTGTATTGGCACGAGGGTCCTAGCTTTTCGAAGAAACATATCATCAATGGTGATGGGATAGTGCTGATGAAACTGTACTTTTGCAATTTCTCCTTTTTTGGTTCCTTCAAGTGCAAGGTATGCTTTTCTTTCGTTGTTGATGTGCTCGTCAGTGACACCTCTTCTTGCGTATGCGTTGAAAAATAGTGGTATGATTCCATATTCAAAATTATTTTCTTTCCATTGTTGGAGGCACATTTTAAATTCTGCTTCGAATACAGAACCTCCTTTGTCCATTTCCCCACCTGTTCCCCAAGCGATAAACTGCTGTTGCATAGTCATCTTCTTGGTTTGTGGATTATATTTAAATAATGCAGGTCTACCTTCACGCATCATCTCTCCGAATATTTCGAATAGACCAATCTCATCGATAAATACTGCTGATGGTGATCCACCATTGATAGCATCTACCTGTGGGCTATCTACCTGGAATCGTGAAGCACCCCCTTCATCTCTACCTTTTCTTTCTCCTTTTTTATCAAAGGACATAACTTGATCGGTCCAGTTCTTTACCTCCTGAGCCATGAAGTGCGGTATTTTTGTGTATGTCCACTTCACCTTATCCCTGAATATTTCCACCCCTTTATCTTTTGAGTGGGTAACGAATTTAATGAAGTAAGACTTATTGAAGTTTACACGTTTCATTCCTGCTAGACACATGGTAGTAGTAAAACCAATTTGTCGTGCTTTACCAATCATCATGGAATATCCGCAGTCATATAGAAACAGGAGTACACGTTGTGCATCCCATGCTTGGTATCTAAGCATACCGTTATCAGCCTTATCTTCCTTTATCCATCCGTACTTATTACAGAAGTATAGCGTATTGTCTTTGCACTTCTGTATTTCGGTAGCTAGCCAATGCCACTGGTCTTCTTCTGTTTCTAGGTCTGTAATTATGGTATCATCTTCTAACCATTCCCTTGCCTGTTCACAATAGAGATCGAAGGCTTTGTATTTTATTTTATTTTGCCAACCGCTGTTTATGGAATCAATCCAATTTACAAATTCTTTTGGATATTGAAACTCAGGATGTGATGGATACCAATCTGAAGTTTTAATACCTCTTATTTTTTCTTTTGCCATAAGCTATAAAAATGAGGGCTACCTCAATTGATAGCCCTTAATGTTTGCATCCACAATTGGATTCTTTGCCTTTTTGTTTTTTAACCTTTTGGGCTTTAGCATAAGCCTTCTTGATTAACTTAGGATCAATGCCTGACTTTTTGTCTAGGTAAGCCATTAATAGTTTTTCATTTTTTTAGTCTGCTTAACTTTAAGAGACTTTCCTTTAGGCATTTTTTCCATTTTCTCTTCACCTTTCATCATTTCGGCTTTCGCCATAGCCATCTTAAGGGCTTTTCCTACTTTTTTCATTTTACTTTGTTTTTAAATTATTCCTTATTAGTACTTTCTAAATGTTTTGTCGCAAGAAGAAGTTTTTTCATTGGACTAATATAAGGAGTTTTAGTTGTTTTTATTTTTTGAGGGGTGTTATGCATATAATCCTTAAATGTTGTTACGCTTTTTGTTCCTGTTGGGTTTAATAAAGACTTTTTATTTTTAGGGTTTTTAACAGCCACAGTAACATCTGCATCTCCTTTTTTAATAGCTTTTTTAGCCTTCATTTTAGCAAAAGGGCCTTCAAAGTAACTTTTACTTTTCAAGTTAACTTCATCTAAATTTTTGTTTTTAGGCTTAGGTTCTGGACCTCCAGATTGTTTTGCTTTATTATAAGCTGCTGTAATTTTAGATTTTAAATTCATTTTACTTTGTCTTAGGGTTAATCACAATATTTTTTATCTTTAGTATTCTTGTACATCAGTTTAAACTGTTGTTTAGAAGTTGGAGCTTCGTCTTTAAGAGATGCTATAGCAGGAGCATTACCTTCTACTCTACCTTTATCCACATAGCTACCATTTTTCTTTGGGTTTGAGGCCCAGTACTTATCTGTTTTCATATTATCCTTTATTTTTTAGTTGCTTTTTTATATTTTCCCAACTTGCTCATTTAGGTCGTTTAATCGGTTTTTCAATCATTTGTCCGTTCTTAAATTGTACTTCACGAGTAGCTCCTTTTTTAAAGGAGTTTATCATTGGCTTGACTTCTTCTCTACTTATTGTTTTATAAGTTGGTTGAAAGCCTGGTTTTGATTCTTGTAAACTAAAAGAACTCTTACCTTTAGAGTAACCAGAAGTATCAATAGATGAAGTCCCACTAGGAGTAGTCCTTCCAACTCTACCTTTATCAGAGGAAGTGTAGGTTCCCTTGCTTCCAAAGTCTTCTTTAGGATGCGGCTTGTTTTGGTCGTATGACTTTGCCTTATTTGTGGCAGCATTAATTGCGTTTTTAATATCAGAATGATACGATATACCAGCGTTTTTTAACGAATTCTTCGTTTGCTCAGTAGAAGGTGATTTCTTTTTCTTTGGCTTTAACATGATTAATTATTTTGACAAATATATACAATATTTTTATTCTTCATATTTAGGCATATCATTGTATTTCTGCACACTATAAAATATTTTCTTAAGTCCTCCTTTATAAAAGTAGATAGGGTTAACCATATAGGTTCTTCTATTTCTTTCCACCTCAAACCTAATAAAGTCTTTTTGTATCAGCTCCTTCATGGAAGACAGCATATACCTATTGCTAATACCTGTCACTTGTTGTATATCCCTGATGCTATAATTCTTAAGAATATTCCCATAGTTCATTTCCCTAACAAAGAACCTAAGTAATTTATTAGATATGGGTTTCATTGTATCTAGCTCATCGATAGTTTCGGTAAATGCAATATGGTATCTCATCTTCTTTCTCTTGAAGATATCTTGTAACACATTATTTACTGATTCTGAGTATGCCTCGGCAAGGGGAACTATATCCCCATTTATATCTTTGTAATATAAATCAAGGTCTTTTTGTTTATGGGCAAGAACTCTATCCGCCTCCAACAATATTAAATCAAATACTATATTATTCATATATCATATTCATTTTTTATCTCCACATCGTAACCTAGGTGCTTAAGTATAGCCTCCACCATCGTAATAGGATTCGATAAGTCTTTACCTAAATCCTGACCATTCACCTTAACAGCAACACCCTTGCACCAAGTTCTATCTCCCAGAATGTCATACTCCGTGATTTCAACTTTAACCTTAGGCTTACTTACTAGCTTATCAGCTAACTCCTGAATGTGGTGGTTATCACCATCAGTCATTTGAAGAACCCTGTCCTTCCAATCGATCTCTCTTCCTTTCATTGATTATACTATCTACGTTTAACTTAATTTTCTTTAACCTAGCCAAACTCTCTTTATGTCTAGTATGCTCATAAAACATTAAACCACCCAATGCCTTACTAAACTCCCAAACACTCATATCCCCCTTCATCTTATTACAATCCCCACAACAAGGAACCTTATTGCTATTACTCAACTTACCTCCCCTACTCTTAGGATATAAATGATCTATAGTCCTGCTGTACTCATCCAACTCACACTTACAATAAGCACATACCCCCAAATTAACACCAGACTTACTAAATACCCC